GCATGATCCTGTCATTTGTTTACCTATGCAATATAGCATAAAAAAAGAGGGGTCGCAACCCCCCTCTGTGACACTTATTTCAACTGGCACACTAAACATAGTTAAAGTTAATTACCATCCTGTATTCTGAATCAGTTGTAGTTGTTCCTGTGTGCTTCATACTATTGGGAAATGTTACTATCCTATTTGCTACTGATTCAACTTTAGTACCATCTTCAAATAATGTGTAACCGTTACAGGTGTTCATGTAAAAAATAGATGTCTTTAGATATGGACGATCTTCAGCATCTAGAATGTCATTATGCAAACCATGTTCAACAATATTATCTACACCAACCAAAAAGTTTGCTTTTATCTTCAACAATGAACATGGTTGTAGTTTCTGAAGTATAGGATATAGTAATCCAATACTATCATCAACTGGAGCATGTCGGTCATAAAACATATGAACCATTTGCACATTTCTATTATGATTATTGGCAGTATCATCAACAATCTTAGAGATATTCCAAGGGAAGAATGAACCTAACAGGGATTGTTTAATATGCCCAAACTCAGAGTTAACTAAGAAGTTATCAATAATTTCCATTACTTTTCAATCACTATAATATACAGACCATTCCACCAATCATCGACATCTTCAGGTGTCTCAGTTGTAATCAATCTTTTGTAGACATAATTCTTATCCTTTAAGAACGCATCAGTACATGATACAACTCCTTCAAAGTTTGCATCATCAACAACAAGAATATAAGAATCAGCACATTGATTGTGAAGATATTCTAGATTTGGTTGCATTCGTTTGGGATCATTCTCAGCATCATAGAATAGAACCTGAGGGGGATACTCTGGATTGAATACTACCTGAGAGATAGGTTTAACAACTAAACCAACGGCAACATTTGGATTCTGCCACTTCTCATAGTTTTGTACAAACACCTCAGCAGGATTATCAACCTCAAAATCTTCTTGAAGTTCCTTACGCATTGGTTTCACTGTAGAGTCTGAAAAATCATCGATAGCATATGCTTTTACAGCACTATTACCCATGATAGCAGCAAATAGTGTACTACCCATGTAACAACCAACGTCAGCATATACTGTGCCACGCTCACTAAGAAGATTGTTGAGAAAATGTCTTACTTTGTTAGAAGACAGACCAACAACATCATAATCAATAGGATTAAAGTTAGAGTTATTATCAACTGCACCATCGATGGCACGAGTAATTCTTTCTACAAGAGGATTCATTGTGCGATTTTGCTTCTTTAATTTAGATTGTATCACAGACTCGCAATAGTTGCAATCCCAACAGTCAAACTTACATGTCTTAATCTTCTGTCTCCAGATATTAATAGGTGCATCAGGCATATCAACATCCTGCATGTACTTATCAAAGTCAGGAAACATCATCTCATCGCCATTTTCCCATCGTTCAATAATATCCATAGACTCTCTAAGGCGCATAGCATCCTCTCTGCCGTGCAGTTTGAATACATCTATGCCATTATCTAGAAACCATTGCCAATCGTCTCTCCAGGGCGGTATATTAGCACGCTTAAGTTCTGTTGCAGAATCATATTCATCCCATCGTGAACATGAAATGCGACTGATCTCGCTGTTAAAATACTGAGGTTCTGTNCCNTGACGTGTACTNTTNTATTGATAATGCTCTGGCATGATGGGACAACCACCCCAACAATGCTCATTAGCTAACAATGAAAACTCTACGGGAGTTCCTTTCTCTGCACAATACTTCTTTGCATCCATGATACGAACCAAGGCATCTTGGTCCCTCATAATATCACGATCCAAATTAATATAATGAAATCCAGAACTAGCAAGCGTAACAATCTCGTTTGGTTTGACTACCTCACGAAGAATAGTATTCTTAATCTTTAGGTCAGGATATTCTTTCTGAATTTGTCCTGTCATCACCCAAGATGTATGAGGGAGAGTAACAGTTTTAACTCCAGCATCATATAGAAACTTAAAGTTCTCAATCCATAGATTTAAGTTCTTTTGGTCAGGTCTTACCCATATATTATTGAATGTAGCAGACAGAGGAATACCCGTCTCCTGCATAATATAAAGTGAGTTCTTTGCAGCACCCTGAGCATTCTTTGTTGTACGAAAAACATCCCCCATCGCATCTTGTACGAATGGAGGCATCCTAGATGTAAAATATAAATCGTAAATTAAATGCTTATGTTTATTGAGGAAAGGAATAAAACTCTCCTCAATATACTCTGGATCAAGTTTCGGATTGATTGGAAGACTGAAGAGTGCGGTTTGTGATGTTGTTAGTTGCATAATCAGTGAATATTCCAGAGGTGTCAAACATTTCAGGTCCATGACCTGACAGCATATTTTCTACTTTATTTTCTGCAATCTCTTTGAACTTTCCAATGGAATGATTCATTGCAGTAGAGTATGTAAGAGCAAGATCAGTAATTGCTGCTTGGTCTTCAGGTTTCATCATCAACATACTTTCTAAGTTACCTGATTGAACTCTACCAGTAGTTAATAAATCAATGGCACATTGCTTTGCCATACGAGCAATCCAATACTTATGCTCTTCTGCTTCAACAATAGCAGGGTCTTCAAACGTTGCAATGACAGAATCTAAATCTTCACTATCAGTGCGTTCTTTGATGATACGCATAATACCATCAGTCTCTTCTTTACACTGACGGATTTTATTCATCCATATTTGTGTATCAAGTCTACAGATTTCAAGTTGACACTCAAGATCAGTTTTTGTAAATTCGTTTTCTTCTTCAGCAATCTCACTTTTAAGACGCGCCATGTCATTAAGATTACGTCTATATTGTACTGTAATCTTTTGTAAACTATTTGTTCTTGCTTGTAACTCCATAATTGCTTGACGCAATTGTCTCCATGGAGTTATTTGTGAATTGATTACATAATAACGATTTTGAAATTCACTTTGACCAAATGGGATTTGATCTGCCCACTGCATTAATGCTACATCAGAGTTTTCAACTTCCCAAGCAGAAATATTTTTCAAATCTTCCAGTGTTTTACTAATAGGAAGATTCAGTTCATTAGAACCTGAGTCCGTATTTGAAGGGTTCTTTTCTTGTAATGAGTCCTGTTTCATCATTTTTTTCACATCTATTAAATTCTAAACATTGTTGACTTGACATTTCAATGCCGAAGTAATCTTCAAGAAAAACATTTGCATCAGCAACGTTAAAGCACTCTTTGATTTTAATAAGGATAGTTTGTTCTTGCACAGCAAGATCATGTAACTTAGTTTTCCAATCGGTTTGTTTCTCTACCACTATAGTAGCAAACTCTTTGATTGTCAACCCTCTAATCTCTGCTAATCTATTAATTAATGTGACAGCAGTAGTTTCATCTTCAAGATATGTCTTGGATTCTGATAACTGGTCTTGCCAGGTTGCATCCTCCAATACACTATATTTAGTGCGTAGTTCGTTATATCTTTTTTCAAAAATTTCTTGTACTTTAAGACGAATCACACTCTTCATAAAAGGAATAGTGTATGTTCTGACTAATTCATTATCAACACTGACCTTATCTTTTTGTGTCGTTCCTTCTTCACTTTCAGCATATTCGGATCTTGCACTCCTCGCTTCACCCCAATACTTTGAACCCAAGGTTCCTTCCTTTGAAGAAAAACGCAGATAGTTTACATACTGAGGAATATAATCAAAATACTCATCTTCTAAGTAAAAATATTCCAATCCAAGATGACCACCAAGTTTTGTTCCCCAATTATCCAGATGAGGAAACTTTTCTAAGTCGATGACAATAACGTCGTTTTGATTATTCATTAGTAGTTAGGAATATTTGTACCGTAATCATACTGTGCCGCACCAGCATCATCAACACCCGAAATAGCAGATGCAGATGAACAGTGAGCAGAACTCATGCCGCCATGACCAGATGGTGGTGAAGAACCTCCAAGGTTCGCAAAAGCATCATTAGCGTAGTTTACCTTGAAAGTATTATTATTCTGAGCACCATTATAGTTACCCAGACAATAACCTTTTCTCATACCAATCTGGAAGTTTTCCTCTCCCATATTACCAAAGTCGATCCCTCTTGTCTGAATACCAGTAGAATCATCAACTCTATTATTACCATTCTGAGCATTATTGCCAGTGCCAACATACATGTGACCTAACATAGTACCGAGGATTTTCTTCCATCCATCACCACCTGGACCTTGTTCCCAGTTCTGCCAAGATTCAGTATTCCAAATTAATGCTTGACGAGTACCAGCTCTCTTATACCAACCTTTTAGTCTTGCGTTACCACCCCATGTAGGATCCTCACCACCATCGCTATGATTAGGAGGAAATCCTGATGTTCTCATAACCTCAGTTTTGAGATTCATCGCATCAGTTCTTGCATTACCACCACCAATTAAATATGAATAACCTCCTTGGAATTCATAATCTTGGAATGAACCCATCGAACCTCTACTAACAGTCATATCCCACTGTGCCTGGTGAGTAATACCTGACTCAGAGGTCATACTGAATCCAGATGTATAGTTAGAAGAACCTCTATAAGTGTTCTCCATTGAGTGGAACCAGTGACGATTATCTGAGAATGACCCTGCCATGTAAGCACCAGATCTATCTAAAGTATTACCAAGGTTTGTAGATGTGTCTGTAGCATGAACAGTACGGTTTACATTATTCCAGGGACTACCACTTTGATAACCTCCACCAACATATCCATGCGTCCAAATTCTTGCCATACCCCATTCGGTTGACTGACCAGAATGATCCCAATAAGCATTAGTTCCGTCTGATTTTAGTACGGCACCCCTAGAATAATCAAAACTAAATCTATCTGTAGATTGATTAGGTGTTCCTCCACCAGCACCAGCAATTGGTCCCCATTCTACAGCATTAGTACCTGTATTGAAAGAATAACCTTCAAAAGTTCGGTCTGTTGAGTTATATCTAAATAAACCTTCAACGGGTGATCCTGGTCTTTGAGCAGTTGTTCCTACAGGTACAATGATNCCATCAGTAGTAGCAATNTCTAAAGATGCTCTTGGTGTAGTAGTACCAATCCCCACCTCATTATTTGTACTATCAATGTATAAAGTGCCAGTGTCAAAATTAAAGTTACCACTAGACTCTAATTGAATGTAGGCAGTACCACCACCTCCACCTAAGGATATTAATCTGTCAACATTTAATTGAGACATTACGGTTCTGTTTCCTTCGTATTATTTATGCAGGACGAACGAGCACAACTCCTCGTTTTATATATGTGTCCTCATTACCAGAATCTTGATCGGAATGAATGACACAATGTAAATTTTGAGGATAGTTTATACCTAAGTCTATTTCATACCAAGCATCACCAGTAAAGGCATTAGGTACAGTGCCACCACTACTATCTCCAGCGTATGGAGTAAAGTTTCTAACATATTCTGCACCATAACTACTACCTTCCCTAGAAAAACAGCAGAATCTACTACCCATAAATCCACCAGGATTAGTTCCTACCCGTACATGTGAGGGAAATGTTGGAGTTGCAGAAGGGCAACCATTACCATCATTATTAGAGATAGCAGAATAATATGTAAAGATATGCTGGGCATCACCTACAGCACTATTATCTCTCATAATTGTCATACCATCACCAACACCAGAAGTGATACCTAAGAAGTTTCTACCATTAACACCATCATTTGAATGATAGTTGTAAAGATTGAATTTCATCTTCACATAACGATATTGTATGCCTCGAACATCCATTGTAGCGTACTTAAAGTCACTCCCACCTGTATTTCTATAATATCCATAAGTACCATTATTTGTCCAGTTCCCTGTAGGAGTGTTATCACCAACACCATTCAGTTGATTACCACTTAGAGAACTAGCATTTTGCAAAAACTTATCAGCACCACCACCCCAGTTACCAACCAGAATATAGTATGGATGACTATTCAATGGTACAAAATATTGCCTAGCAGTACCATCAAAGTTAATCCAGTATAATCCATCTGTTACTTGTCCAGCATCATATAATGCTTGCACTGAAGTAACTGCAAGTGCTTCAGTAGATCCGTTTGGTGCAGCACTAGAACCAATAAAGTTTTGCCAAACGGTTCCATCATAAAACTCAAGACGTTCAAGTGTAGAATTATATCGCAACATACCTCCTGTAGGTGCTGCTGGTCTTTCGGCAGATGTTCCTACAGGTACAGAAAAAGATGCACCAGAGTCAAACTCAATAGTTCCTTGAATTTCAAAGTTATCATTAGGACTTACATTGATAGAAAAATCATTATCTGATAATGCTCTAAGTTCGTCTACTCTAATAGTGCTCATAGTTCTCCTTATTTTACAAAAATCCAACCATTTTTTGGATAACGAACTGTGCCACTCCAACGGAATCCGCCAGCAGCAGCATTTCTATCACCACTAGTATTATTGTTATTAGTATAAACTCCAAATCCAATTGATGAGTCATTAGAATTACACTCGTTTTCATTGTTCATAGTAATACCAAATCTCATACCTGTAGCACTAGAATCAGTTCGATTAAAACCAATTCTATTACAATAGGGTTGATTATCCCATTCGTTTCTACTGACACCAGTGTTACCAATCCAACTCAAAAAGTTTTCTCTATCGACTGAAGATATATTAACTTGTCCTCCAATAAAGGCATTTCTAGCAGTAACACCTGTTCTAGGAATTGATTTAGGATATAACCAGTTACGATAGTCACCCATCGCAAAGATAAAACCTTCGGTCAAAGTATAACCGTAATACCCTCTATTTAAGGCATCTCCACCAGCGATGCTTTGACATCCTGACTCGTTAGTAGTAGTTTGCTGTGACCATCTAGCGCCACTATATGACCAAGGATTGCTAGTATCACCAGGAGACTCAGGAATTTTACCTACTAACATAAATCCTCCTGCGTCCATCAAACAATACGTTTGATATGCACCACTACCATGATTTATCCAATAAACACCATCAGGTGCTCCAGGATTTACAGCAAGAATAGCAGCAGCAGAAGTTGCAGCAGTTGCAGAACTTTGACCTAAGGTAGATACTGTCCCACCAGAACCTGAGGTTGTATATTGAGTCCAACTCGATCCATTATAAATCTCAATCTTCAAATCAGAAGTATTCCATCTCATATATCCAGCAGATGCACTAGCAGGTCGTTCTGCGGTAGTACCAGCAGGTAACTGAAATGCAGTAGTGCTTGTATTAAATACATGACCTTCAACATCTAAAATGTTGCCAGCAGGAATTGTTATCTGATTCAGAGTCTCAGGTATCCCACTTAAACCGCTTACGGATAATTTACTCATTATTTACTATTCCTTCTCAACCCAGTTAACACCATCATATAGTTCTGGTTTTTGAGTAGTAGTATTATATCTCAATTGACCTTTAACATAACCTCTAGGTCCACCAGCAGTTCCTGCAAATCCATCAGTAGTATTTGCAGGAAGAGGTACATATGTTTGATTAGTCAGCAATAACTGACTAGCAATATCTAGTTCACTATCATTACTTAATGTAATTCGATAGTTTGGAAAATTGCCTTGGAGACTACCAACGTTTAATACTCCCATTATCTAACACTCCATGCTCCACCACTTTCAATAGTAACCGTAAATCCGTTTGCAATAGTAATTGGACCTGCCGACATTCCATTTGCAAACTCACCACCTGCTGAAGGACCAACAGTTAAGTTTTCTGAAATTGTATTGGCATTAGTTCTAACAATACTATTTTCACCCAATGAAGGACCACCACCTGCAACAGGTGCCCATCCTGCGCTGCCAGTGCCAGCATCTGCTTTATAAATCTCTGCTGAATCTAAATCAGTATTGAATCGTAAAGTACCAACAGAAACACCAGTCGGTTGCTGTGCAGTTGTTCCCGAAGGCAATCTAAAGACGCTATCAGTGTTAATAAAAGATAGCGTGCTAATAATTGCTTGAGTTGTTGTGGAAATCTGATTCCCACTAATTTTTGAAAGTGCCATGGCAGTGCTAGTTTCTCCTTAGTTATTTAGATAGGCAGTTCTAAAATGTGAATAGTATCAGTAGATAATGGAGCATCACCAGCACTGAACACAACATTAGCACCGTTAGAATCAACAGTGTAGTTTGTACCTGCAATCTGNACAACACCATTTAGTGATACTAAGAGAGAATCATCAGAGTGCTGAATACCACCGCCATAGGTAGTAACTGCAAATGTAAGAGTTGTGCCGTCTCCAGTATATGTTTTAGTAATATACTTATCAGCACCAACACCACCTCTACCAGTAACAACTAAGTCTCCATCAACTTTAGCATTACCTAAGACACCAACTCTAAATCCAGCAACAGCAGCAGTACCAATACCCATGTGCTGCTCATTACTAAATGTGGCAATATCAATATCTCCAGTATCTGTAAGACCGAACTCTTTCCAGACACCACCATAGTAGATCCAACCTAAAGATTTACCAGGAGTCCAGTTGATATTGTAAACAAGATCGCCATCAGCAGGTGTAGTATATCCTGTGATATTAGCAAAACTGGGTTGACCGTTAGCATCTTCAGGTGCAAGTAAAGTTTGCTTGATTACAGTACCATCTTGGTTGTAATAAGAAATCTTCTTCGCTTGAATATTATTTGTGAATGTAGTCAGTCCTTGGAATGTGACAGGACCAGCAAAGATTGATTCTAACTGGTTAGATGCACCACCAATAACGGTGAGTTTATCAGTAAGAACTAACTCAGAGAATGTTTCAATCGTTGTATTCTCTTCACCAATAACATTCAGTTGTGCAATATCTTCATTAGTAATCTGTCCAGTAACAGGGTTAATAATCTGGTTACCAATGAACAAGTCACCGTTGGAGTTTAGACCTGAGTAGAATGCAACACCTGCTTCCTCTTTAATAGACTGAGAGAACTTAATCTGGTCCGTAGATAGTGTCTCTACTTGAGTCTGAGGGAATGCAGTTGAGTAGTTACCAGGACCGAAACCAAGATATTCAAAGGTATGGTTACCAGATCTCATAATTGAGTGGCGTCTAAACTCAACGGGGATAGGAGCAACAGTGCCATCATTATTCTGTCGGATATTAATCTTTCTGACTTCTTCATCACCAGCACGAGCAGTAAGATCTACATTGCTAAGGCGCTTATTGACACTATCATAGTTAGGTGTTGTTCCTGGTTGTGTCCAACCTGTATCAGTCAGTAAGAATTCAACTCCTTCCTTGGTAATTGATCTCTTAGGATCTTTATTAGGTGTAGGTGATGCACCATCAGTTGAATTTACTAGACCTATAGTTTCATTGTCAGCGACGGATATCGCAGCATCAGGGTCAGCAAGAGGGTTGTCTCTGTCAAACGTAGGATAGACTTCGTTGACGTTTTGAGAGAACTTTCTGTCGTTAAAGTTAGAAGTTGAAGGTGAAATAGATGCACAAAGCAGGGTAAGGTAGAAGATTCCATCAGAAACGCCTCGTTCAAATGCTTGGACAATCTCAATATCGTAAATGTAGAATGCTCTTTGGAGATTGTAGTTAGTTGTATCGCTGTTCAACGGTTGCATAACATAACCGCTAAGGGGATCACGAGGAAGAGGATTAGTCTTATCCTTGTCAATTACAAGACGAACACGATAAGTTCTATCTTGCAAATCACGAGGGTCAGGAATTCTCTTTAAGAATGCACTAGGAGTAAAGTTAACATTATTATACTGTGTATTTGTAGATAACGTTGTATAAATTTCGTTATCNGTTGCATCAACATTCAAATACCATCCACCAACAGATCCAGCAACACCATTAATTGTGTATGTGGCACTATCATATTGGATAGGTGAACCTGCTACACCAGCAGCAATACTAGAGACAGCAGGACCATATGGAGAAATTTTTGCTGACTGAACACTCGCAGACGCTGCACCATTAGCAACCAAAAGAATATTCAACTTGTCAGGAACTGCATTAACACCAGTACCATCTTGGCGAGCACCTACAGCATAACCCTGTACTTTTGTTGTTGGTGGTGATGCTTCTGTCGTGTAACCATAAAGATATAATCTACTACCAGGAGTTCCACCAGAACCTGCAAGAGCAGCATTAACGACCTTTGTACGCTGAATATCAACGTTTACCCAGTTAACTGAAGTTTCTTCACCAAAGATGATATTGTTATTAACTGTACCTGTATTAGTTGCAGATAAAGTTACAACTCTGGTATTTACATTGAAAGAAATAACAGTTGCACCNGGTGCAATATTAGATCCATTGACGGTCATACCTTGAATGACACCGTTAATAGAACCATCATTTGTAAGTGTGATGGAAGATGCACCAGATGTACCCGTAGCAGTTGTTGAAATAACATTCAATGCCTTGGGAGGAATAACATGCGTAACTGCTCCTGCTTTATCTTTAGAGAATGCTTTTGCTTTGAATCCAGCAGACCTTAGAGCAGTGTTTCCGAAGTTACTGTTAGAGTTAGTAATCGACATGTCAGCACCACTGAGTGCTGTAAAGTGTGTGCCATATCCAACAGCAAACACCGAAACTGCCTGAATGAATGAGTCATTACTACACTTAATATGCTCGTGTGCCCAACCCTTACG